GTGCTTTTATGTATCTTGATCCTCCTTATGATATTAAGGATAATCTCTATGGGCGTAAGGGATCAATGCACAAAGGATTTGATCACGATAAGTTTGCTGCTGATTGTGCTGCTTGTTATATGCACCAACTAATAAGTTATAACTCAGATCAACTGGTTAAAGATCGCTTTAAGAACTGGAAGATGAGTGAGTTTGATCTAACTTATACAATGCGTTCTGTTGGTGAATACATGCGAGAGCAAAAAGAAAGAAAGGAACTTTTGCTGTTTAACTATAATAAAGATTTGTTATGGAATTGAAGGATTGGTTGAACTCAATTAATTTCACCAAAGAAAATTTGATTGAGCAAGATCCTACTCTTAAAAAGGATTATGCTCCCTATATTATCAATCGCTGTCTATCTGGGCATGTTGATTGTATTCTTTTTGCCAATGAAATGAATATGAATCATCATGTTGATAAAGATATGCAATATTCGTTTTATCTAAATAGTCTTAGGAAACGGAAGAGATTCTCTCCCTGGCTCCGCAAGGATAAAGTCACAGACTTAGAATGTATCAAAAGTTACTATGGTTATAGTAATGAAAAAGCATCCCAAGCTCTGAAAATCTTATCAAAAGAACAAATTGCTTTCATTAAACAAAGACTTGAAATTGGAGGAAAAAAATGACTACTGCCCAACAAACAGTAGAACCTGAAGTCCATTGGTCTCAGGATCAAATGGTAGAGGTAATTCTTAATGAACCCGACGACTTTCTGAAGGTCCGTGAGACTTTAACCCGCATTGGAGTTGCATCGCGTAAAGAGAAGAAACTCTACCAATCTTGCCACATTCTGCATAAGCAGGGTCGCTATTATATTGTTCACTTTAAGGAGTTGTTTGCTCTGGACGGTAAACATGCAAATCTTACGGTCAATGATGTTCAGCGTCGTAATCGTATTGCTCGGTTACTTTCTGATTGGGGTCTTATTACGGTAGTAAAACCAGACTCTGTTGCTGACATTGCACCACTGAATCAAATCAAAGTTCTTACTTACAAAGATAAGGGTGATTGGATTCTGGAACAGAAGTACAATATTGGTAAAAAAGGTAAGGGACAAGAAGGCGAATAAATAAGACTGAGACCTTTCGTGCGGTCTCTACAAAAGTCGGAACACCCTAAAAAGAGGTTCGGTTTTACCGATACCTCTTTTTTTCGTTTCTTGTATAATTAGTAATGGATGCCGTAAGGGTCCACAAAACACAAACTCGCTTTTAAAGGAGCTACCATAATGAATAATCTTGCACGTTATACTGCATCGGATCTTCCTGCCTTGATGGATAGAATCAATAAGTATAGTATTGGAATGGATGAATATTTTGATCGTATTTTCCATCTGCATGAAACTACTACAAATTATCCACCTTACAATCTTGTTCAAGTCAGTAATGTAGAATCAAGATTGGAACTTGCTCTTGCTGGATTTAAAAAGAAAGAAGTTTATGTCTATACTCAAGATGGCAAACTCTTTGTAGAAGGTCAAAAGGAAGACAGAGAAACAGAGTCCAACTATATTCATAAAGGTTTGGCTCAAAGGAGTTTTAAGAGAGCATGGACACTCTCTGATGATACTGAAGTTAGATCAGTTGATTTTGAGGATGGGCTTTTAAGCATTACCCTTGGAAGAATTGTTCCTGATCATCATAAACGAAAGGATTATCTCTAAATAAAAGAAAAAACAAATGAAGTCATTCTCCGATTTTATTTCTGAAGCACAATTGATTGGATATAAGATGGCGGTGCCTCATTCTACCCAAGCACCAAAACTGAAAATTCCTAAGGGCAAAGCACTGCCCAGAAGGTCCCCCTCCAGTGCCCGAGGAGGACACGGTGGTGGTCATGGTGGTCATGGCGGTGGACACGGTGGAGGAGGCGCTGGGGCAGCAGCAGGGGGCAATGGCGCCGCAGGAGGTGGCGGAAACGGTGGCAGTGGTGATGGTGAATAAATAATATTGAATATCGTCGTCGCTAAGCCACAGAGGGGCAACTGGCAAAATCCAGTTGACGCCCCTCTTTTTTATTGGTAGAATGATCTGAGGTATGGAGTAAAAATGACAGTAAAACTTTTGCTTTTGAAATCTGGTGAAGATATCATTGCAGATATTCAGGAAATGGTTAGCGAAGATAGTGAAGGTCAAAAGAGGGTGTTTGGTTACATTCTAACAAAACCTTGCATTGTCAAGATGCATCAACCAAGTGTTATTACTGAAGAAGTAAACCCGCAGCAAAAGGCATCTTTTCAAGTTTCACTTTATCCTTGGCTACCACTTTCAAAGGATGAGAAAATTCCTTTGTCCACAGATTGGGTTGTTACTATGGTAACTCCAACTGATAAATTGCAACAAATGTATATGGAGGATGTTATTGACTATGTTAATCAAAGTAATGGCGTTAGTCAGCAAAGAGATACTTGTCTCTCAGATTGAAGAAATTGGTGCCGATATTGGCGAACCTGATTGTAAACTTATAAAACCATTCTCTTTGGTATCAAATGGAAATGGTGAATTGGCTGTGCAACCTTGGTTGTTTGAGTATACGTCCGAGACAACTTTTATGATTCAATCGGACAAAATAATTACTCTTACTGACCCTTCTCCTGCAATTATTGAAAAGTATAACGAATTGATTAAATGAGATTTTACACTAATGTCCAACTGATTGGAAATCAGATTTTAGTTCGTGGTTATGAAAATGGTGAGCACTTTGAAACAAGAGATGAATTTTATCCAACTCTTTTTATAAAAGCTAAAAAGCAAACAAAATACAGGACATTAAGTGGACAACATGTAGAACCGATTAAACCAGGCACAATCCGAGATTGTAGGGAGTTCTATAAAAAATACGAAAACGTAGATGGATTTGAGATTTACGGAAATGATAGGTACATCTATCAATATATCTCAGAAAAATATCCAGAGGATGAAATTAAGTTTGATATCAATAAAATCAAACTGGTAACTTTGGATATTGAGGTTGCTTCCGAAGGTGGATTTCCTGATGTTGAATCTTGCGTAGAAGAAATTCTTGCGATCACAATTCAGGATTATACAACTAAAAAAATTATTACTTGGGGAGTTAAACCATTTAATAATAATCGTAAGGACGTAACTTATCATCATTGTCCATCGGAATATGAACTGCTTAATAACTTTATCAGTTATTGGATGGTTGCTGTTCCTGATGTAGTTACTGGTTGGAATATTCAACTATATGATATTCCGTATATTGCTAAACGACTCAATCGTGTGCTTGGTGAAAAATTGATGAAGCGTCTTTCTCCTTGGGGTCTTGTTACCGAAGGTGAGATTTATATCAATGGTCGCAAGCACACTTCTTTTGATGTTGGTGGCGTAACTCAATTGGATTACCTTGATCTTTATAAGAAGTTCACTTATAAAGCACAGGAATCTTATCGTCTGGATTATATTGCTGAGGTAGAGCTCGGTCAGAAGAAACTTGACCACTCTGAGTTTGATACCTTCAAGGATTTCTACAGCAAAGGTTGGCAGAAGTTTATTGAATATAACATCGTTGACGTAGAACTTGTTGACCGTTTGGAAGACAAGATGAAGTTGATTGAACTTGCTCTTACGATGGCATATGACGCTAAGGTGAACTATGCTGATGTGTTTTACCAAGTTCGTATGTGGGATAACATCATCTACAATTATCTTAAAAAGAGTGATATTGTCATTCCACCAAAGAATAAATCTCAGAAGAATGAAAAGTATGCTGGTGCTTATGTAAAAGAACCAAAACCTGGTAAGTATGATTGGGTTGTGAACTTTGACCTTAATAGTCTGTATCCACACTTGATTATGCAGTACAATATTTCTCCAGAAACTCTTCTTGAGGAACGTCATCCTACAGCGTCTGTAGATAAGATTCTAAACCAATCTATTAGTTTTGAATTATATAAAGATAAAGCAGTCTGTGCTAACGGTGCAATGTTCCGTAAGGATGTTCGTGGATTTCTTCCAGAACTAATGGAGAAAATGTATAACGAACGTGTCATCTTTAAGAAGAAGATGATTGAGGCAAAAAAGGCGTATGAGAAGAAGAAGTCAAAGGAGTTAGAAAAAGAAATATCCAGATGTAATAATATTCAAATGGCAAAGAAGATTTCTCTTAACTCTGCCTATGGTGCTATCGGTAATCAGTATTTCCGCTACTACAAATTAGAGAATGCTGAGGCAATCACTCTTTCTGGACAAGTTTCAATCCGTTGGATTGAAAGTAAGATGAATTCCTATCTCAATAAACTTCTTAAGACAAATGCTATTGATTACGTTATTGCTTCGGATACTGATTCTATCTATCTTAATATGGGTCCTTTGGTGGAGACTGTATTCAAAGGAAGAGAAAAAACTACTGAAAGCGTTGTTTCGTTCCTTGATAAGGTCGCTGGCATGGAACTTGAAAAATATATTGAAGGTTGCTACAAAGAACTGGCGGAATATGTGAATGCTTATGATCAGAAGATGCAGATGAAGCGGGAGAACATTGCTGACCGTGGAATCTGGACTGCTAAGAAACGATATATTCTGAATGTCTGGGACAGTGAGGGTGTTCGCTATGAAGAACCTAAACTCAAGATGATGGGTATTGAAGCAGTTAAATCTTCTACTCCTGCTCCTTGTCGTAAAATGATTAAGGATGCTCTCAAACTAATGATGAGTGGAACTGAAGATGATGTAATTGACTTTATTGAGAATTCTCGCAATCAGTTTAAGAGTCTTCCTCCCGAGCAAATATCATTTCCTCGTTCAGCATCTGATGTTCAAAAGTATTATTCACATAGTCTGATCTATATGAAAGGAACTCCTATTCATGTTCGTGGAGCACTTCTCTTTAATCATTATGTGAAGAAGAATAATCTTTCAAACAAATATTCTCTCATTCAGAATGGTGAGAAAATTAAATTCTGTTATTTGAAAAAACCAAATCCAATTCATGAGAATGTAATATCGTTCATTCAAGAATTTCCCAAGGAACTTGACCTTGACAAATATCTTGACTATGACCTACAATTTGAGAAAGCCTTCTTAGAACCACTCAAAACTATTCTTGATGCTATTGGGTGGAATGTAGAAAAAACTGTAAACCTTGAATCGTTTTTTGCTTAATGGACTTCCTTAAAGATATTGTAAAAGAAATTGGTGGCGAGTATACGCAACTTGCTTCCGATATTGATGAGACTGAAAGTTATGTTGATACGGGTTCATACATTTTTAATGCACTGGTTTCAGGTAGTGTATTTGGTGGTGTATCTGGGAATAAGATTACTGCTATTGCTGGAGAGTCTTCTACTGGAAAAACTTT